CGCGTCGAAGGTGGGACTGGAACCAGTGACAGTGCCAACCGCCAGAAGCAGGCGGTAGGCATCGGCATGGGGAAGAACGAACGAGGCTGTTGCTCCGGTCGTCAGGGCAGTGCCGCTGGCGAGTTTGACGTAGCTGGGTTGAACCATTCCTGCGCTTGGCATGAATTACTCCTAGAGTTCTTCGACCTGAAGCAAGTCGAGGTAAGCGATGTTGCCCGGATCAGTGGTCGAGAACAGGCCAGCAGCCCCGAAGTAGAATGCGGTTTCGCCGGTTGGGGCAGGAATCGTAACCGCCGTGGTGTAGGACTGTGTGGAGGGGGCAGCGGTCACAGTGTAGCCAGTCTGCTGCGTGATAGCCGCAACAGCGGTGACTACCAGTGCCGAACCTCCACCGTAACCCGATGCCACGCCGTTGATTCTGCCTGAAACCGGATCCCAGAGCAGATCAGCCTTGATAACCCAGTTTCCGCTCGCGGAATTGAACGTCATCGCCGTTGGGCTGAAGAGGGTCGTATTCGAGGCAAGCGTCAGGGATGGGATGGTTGACCCAGCCGGAGAGAGTAGCAGCGATGGGGTGAAGTTGACAGTCGTTCCGCCAACAGCGCGACCAGCCGCCGTGACGAGAATACGAACCAGATCGACATTGTTCGAGACCCCAACGCCATACTGCGAGAACCCGTTGTATTTGACGTAGCAGGCTTGCGCCGTCTGTGTCGCGGCAACGGTGGCAATCGGGGAAGCGACCTTCTGGAAGACAACAGCAGTCGTGATGGGATTGGCCAGTGACGCTGCGGGCTTAGAGATATACGGTGTATTAGTGTTTGCCATGATTTCTCCTTAGACCAAGCTTGCGTCGCACTGGATTATCCGCATACGCTGCGGGTCGGTGATCTTCGAGGCCATCACGAAGCGGTAGCTTGCGATGGTTCCGATTTCACCTGTGGGATTCGAGGGGCCGATACCGGGCTTGACGACCGACACCTTGAACCGTTCGTTCTTGGGGTCAGTCACCTTCGATGGGCCAGAGCCGGAGAGCGGGATCACGCAGAAGCTCTGGAAGCCGAAGACATATGCCGAGTAAAGCACGTTTGGCGCGGTTCCTGACGTATTGACGTTGGTGGAGGACATGATGCGGCATCCTGCAACCTTGCCAATCTCGCCATTCAGGAGCTTGATTCCGTTTTGGTACTTCATGCAGTCGATGAAGCCGCCCGCCGTGTTGTCCGACATGATGTCGTACTCAATGTAGGGGTGAATGACTGCCATCCAGTCGCCAGAGCCGTAAGGCCGGACGTTGGAACCCTTCATCAGCGTGACGTTCGCCTTGAAGTCGGCAACGGTCAGATTTGCGCCGATAGTAGGCACAGTGTAGGCCGTGTTCGCATCGATCTCGGCGCGTGTGATGGAGTCGGTCGAGAGTGCGGCTCGGAAACTGAGGTCTTCGACCATCTGCGCGGCAGAACCGATGGAGTTGATGTCCGTCTCATCGTAGAGAGTGGACGAGTCCATGTAGTCCGAATACTGCTCAACAATCGAGGTAATCGGGTAGCTGGACTGTGGTACGGGATTCGGATTCACGCCTTCAGCCGCTGGCACGGTGTTCTGGCCGGGCAGGTTGAAGCGGAACATCTGAATCGTTCGCCCTACATTGCGGGGCAGGAGAACCTGAAAGCCAAGCTGCCAGAAGTACAACTCCGGCATGAGGCGATCAAGACCCTTCTTGACGAAGTAAATCGCAGATGCCTGGTGCAGAAGACCAGGATTGTTTGTCGTTGTGCCAACGGGGACTGCGGGCATGTGTTGCCTCCGAGGTAAGGGATGAGGTTTCGCCGGTTAGGGCAAGTCCACGTCCGGGGGTCACTCGGAGTGCGCTGAGTTCAATGAAAGGGTCGCTTTCACGTCACTCTGAAATAATACAACCATACTAGCATACTTCATGTCAACAGCTTTATGCGGTTGCGTTTGCCGACATAATTTCAAGCAACTGGTCTGGAGTCATGGCGTAGAGGTCGGCTTCTG